GTAAGGGGGCTCGGGCATGGTACAACATCTTCCCATCCTTGCAGTGCAAGATGGGATATTGTTGGGGATCACCCCAACAAGACCATAGGAGCTCTGATGCCCTTGGCTTCCACAACGAAGTCCCGCCCTATTCCACCTCCAGGTGGTACGGGTCGGCTTCGCGTCGAGTTTCGTCACTTTGCTAGTCCCACAACAGTGGATAACTATAGAGCTGACGTAGACTGGAAGAAGTTCAAGGGGATACAGGTTACTGTATCGGAAAACCATCCCGGTTGGTCGGATCTAAGTCCTGCCAAAGGTGATGTTGGTGCTCCTTTTTCCACATCGTTGCGCTCCGTTACCACTGGTACCGGAAACGTGACGATTGGCGGACACTCGCTGACAAACAGTGGTCGTGGCGATGTCGGATACGTTGCTCAATACAACGGTCCGGTCCTCGCTTGCGACCCGAATGCAGCGTATGTGTCTTGGCCTACACCTCCCGTGCGCAGTGATGCGCTATTGGAGGCTCTGGGTACGAAAGCAATTGCGATCGTAAAGCCCACCAATTCCGTCGCTGACCTAAGTACAGCTCTTATTGAACTGTACCGTGAGGGCCTACCGAAGATGATAGGCGCTCAACTCCATCAGGATAAATTCCGCAAGCCTAAAAAGGCTACTGCGGGAGAATACCTGAATTGGGAGTTTGGTCTGAAACCTCTTATAGGTGACATTCAAGACATCTATAAGGCGACGCTCAACGCTGACAAACTGTGGAAACAGTATCAGCGTGACGCCGGCAAGGTTGTTCGACGGAAGTTTGAATTCCCATCAGATAAGTCGGCTGAATCGAAGGTCCTGATAGCCTCGCACTCTCCTTACCTTCCGGTAAGTAGTAGTGTTTTGGCAACTACAGGAGCGAATACTTCGGTTCAGACGCTCAGGGGACAGCTCATCCAAACTGACATTTTCGAGCGTAAACTCTGGTTTTCTGGTGCGTTCACGTACCATATTCCAGACGTTGGCTACCGAGGTGCTTTGCCAAGCAAACGCTTTGACAAACTCCTCGGCGTTAACGTTACGCCCGAAGTCATTTGGAATGTCACCCCTTGGAGCTGGTTCGCCGATTGGTTTGCCAATACCGGTGATGTTATTTCAAACCTCACTGATATGGCGATCGACGGACTGGTGTTGCGGTACGGGTACATCATGGAGCATTCGCGCCATGTTCGCACGTACTCGTACTCTGGGGCCGTTCCGTTGAACGGTTCGCCCCGGCCTTCACCCATAATTCTCACTGTTGAAAGTAAGAGGAGGGTGCAGGCAACCCCCTATGGTTTTGGATTGACTTGGCAAGGCTTCTCGCCTCGTCAACTCTCCATTCTCTCCGCCCTTGGAATTTCTAGGGGCGGGAAGGGGAAGTGAACACCATGTCACAACGCCAATGGAAGCACTCTTGTGCTTCTAGGAGTGATGCCTATGTCATTCACCGATCCGCTTTCGATCACTATCTCGGGTACCACGACCCAGTTGCCGCGCACGTCAGTGGGCGACGACGAGTCGGAGTACACGAGTAGCGATGGCCTCCTGCAGGTGAAGTCTTCCCATAACTATGGGAAGCGCACCCGTAGGATGCTACGGATCGACGTTTCGAAGGTTGCCCCGGATCCGTTCCGTCCGTCGGAGAATGTCAAAGTGTCGATGAGTAACTACATCGTCTTTGACCTTCCGCCGGCCGGATATACGGCTACCGAGGCAAAGGCAGTGTTCGATGGCTTTCGGGCCATGTTCGCTGCGACTTCGGACCAGCAGATCGTCAAGCTTTTGGGCGGGGAGTCCTAACAGACTCTCTTTCCATGGCCAGTGACGACGCTGGAGATGATGAGACGAGGGAAGAGGATATCGATCTTTTTGAAGATCGACCCCCTCGACCCTTACGACGCTCAGGCGACAAGTCTGGCCGTCGATCTACGGATATCCATTACACTGTTCCAGCGACACGTAAAACTGTCGTGGTCAGTAATGTGATAGTCGCAGTTTGTGTCATCATTACGGAGGTTGGACCTGACATCTGTTTTAGATGTATAGTCAACCTGTGAACAACACAGGGAGCTTTGCTCCTTGATGATATAGGCAGGGATTAGCCACCTTCTATTAGATAGGAGGGACTATGAAAAGCCTGATATCACTCTGGTCCTGTACGGCTCATGAAATGGCCGTACGATGTTGCACCAGCGCCACTCTCGACATAAAAACTGTCGAGAGGCGAACCGAACACGAGGGGCTATCGTTTCTAGCGATAACCCTGGCGGACTTTGGAAAAGCTACCCAAAAGTGGCTTGACCAAGGTTTCGTCGTTCCTTCGGACTGTCCTTCTTTCAAGAAGAATGGTCGTAGCGGTCTCCCCGTATTCCTACGAGGTTTCCTTGAACGTGTGTTCGATTCAAGTAGTGGCGTGCTGCTGGAAGAACCCGACATCGAAGCAATCATCGCGATTAGACAGCTAACGCTGTTTATCTCGAAGATCGCCCTTCCGTCGGACCCCCGGGAGGGGGCCCGAACTAGGACTGTAAGTCCTAGACGCGAAAGGCGAGCGATGTCGGAATATGTCCAGTGTGAGTACGATGTCAAGGTTTCAGATTCTCTCCTTGATCCTCAGTATCTCACTGAGTTCAAGGATATGTCTGATATGCTTTTCCGTGATCTCTTTGCCAAAGTAGATAGAGATATCTACTGGCAGAGACATGTTGGAAAGCACGGGCCTGGAGCTGTTGCAGACCGACTTACCAGTAATGGTAAGTGGGATCTGCGGTCCTGGCCTGCTCGGCTTCAACGGGTTTTTCCTGCTGAAGCGTTTCTGTCCCCAAATCATCATTTCGATGATGAATTAAGGCAGGAGCTTGACATCGTCGAACCCGGTTCTGAGATGCCCGTCAGGGTTATCACAGTTCCTAAGACGCTCAAGACTCCGCGAGTGATTGCCGTTGAACCGGCTGCTATGCAATTCGCACAGCAGTCAGTTTTGGCTCTCATCCGTAGTGCTATCCGAGAGGATGACTTCCTCTCGCGTGCAATCGGACTTGACGACCAAATCCCTAATCAGGAGATGCCTCGCCGTGGATCGCTATTCGGCGATCTGGCTACACTCGACTTGAGTGAAGCATCCGACAGAGTCTCGAATCAGCATGTACGAGTCATGATGGAAGACTTTCCTCATTTGCATGAGGCAGTCCAATCCTCGCGATCTCGAAAGGCTGATGTACCTGGCCATGGTGTTTTACGCCTGGCCAAGTTCGCCTCTATGGGTTCAGCTCTCTGTTTCCCTGTGGAAGCTATGGTATTCCTTACCGTCGCTTGCCTCGGAATTCAAAGGGAGCTCAGCACTTCACTTACCCGTACTGACCTTTTAGGTCTTCGGGGTAAGGTGCGTGTCTTCGGTGACGATATTATCGTTCCGACAGACTATGTGCTGTCCGTTGTGCACGAACTTGGTGTTTTTGGACACAAAGTTAACGTGGACAAGTCTTTCTGGACCGGGAGGTTCAGAGAGTCTTGTGGTAAGGAGTATTACGACGGCCATGACGTTTCAATCGTCAAGGTTCGCGCTGTACTCCCTACACAACGGCAGGATGCTGCTGGCGTAAACAGCGCTGTCAAACTTAGGAATCTTGCCTATTGGCAAGGCCTTTGGAAGACAGCACGTTGGCTCGACGACTATTTGGTTAGGCTCCTTGGAGTCTTTCCAAATGTTGCACCAACTTCGCCACTGTTGGGCCGGGAGTCTGCGTTGGGATATCAATTCCAACGCCTTCACCCCAATTACCAGAGCCCCCTCGTCAGGGGCTACTACCTGGTAGCCAAGCCCCCTCAAGATCATCTTGAGGGTGTCGGTGCCCTAACCAAGTGCCTCAACATGTCCGCTCCCGCATTCGAGAATAAATTCCTCGAACACAAAAATGCGGATAAGCACATGGTCACTGTCGAATGCAGTGATACTGAGCACTTGGAGCGTTCTGGACGTCCCAAGCACGTCAACATCAAGCTTGGATGGAGATCGCCCTTTTAAAGGCGATCGGGGGGCGTATGCCCCCTGCAGGAGATGACGTAGTCATCTGCCGACTCCATCCCTCACGACAGTGAGGGCTGGGACCAACTGTTAGGTCAGTCCC